AGAGTTCAAGCTATTAAAGAAAATTATCGCTGACTACACTCCTGAAGATTATAGCTATGAGCCAAGCGAAGGACGCCGCTCTGCTAAGAAGTCTGACTACGATGATGTTGATGTCATTCCAGTAAGCGATCCAAATGCAGCAACAATGAGTCAGAAGATTATGCAGTATCAAGCTGCTCTTCAGCTAGCTCAGTCTGCGCCTCAGCTTTACAACATGCCATTACTACATCGTCAGATGTTAGATGTTCTTGGTTTAAAGGATGCTAATAAATTAGTACCAATGCCAGACGACCAGAAACCAAGAGATCCAATCTCTGAGAATATGGCTGCATTTAAGATGGAACCACTCAAGGCATTTATTTATCAAGACCATGAAGCCCATATTACTGTTCATATGGCTGCAATGCAAGACCCAAAAATTATGCAGATGATGGGTCAAAACCCACAGTCGCAAATGATTCTGGGCGCAATGATGTCTCACATTCAAGAACACGTTGGATATGAGTACCGTCGTCAGATGGAGCAAATGATTGGTGTTCCAATTCCTTACTCAGAAGAAGACGATTACGAAGTACCAGAAGAAGTCGAATTGCAAATTGCTCGTTTGGCGGCGCCCGCAGCACAAAAACTGTTGCAACAAAGCCAATCACAAGTTGCACAGCAACAAGCACAACAGCAAGCTCAAGATCCGATATTACAGATCCAGCAAGCTGAATTGCAAATCAAGCAGCAAGAAGCTGCAACATCTCAACAAAAAGTTCAGATTGATGCACAGGCAAAAGCAGAACAAATGCAAATTGAACGGGAGCGTATCGCTTCTCAAGAACGCATTGCTTCTATGCAGAATCAAACTAAAGTTGAAAAAGATCGTACTCAACTCTCCATCCAAAGTGAGATTGAACATGCGAAGCTTGCGGTGGACATCGGCAAGCACAGTCAACAGATGTCCAAGCAGAAGGAGAAACCCACGAAAGGTGATTAATGGATCCTTTAGATGTAGTACTCAAAGAAGCTAGAGACCGAATTGAGATGCTCAGTGAGGCATTAAAAAGAGGTAGCTGCACGAGTTTTGAGGAATATAAGTACACATGCGGTCAGATTCGAGGTCTAGAGTCCGCATGCGCAATAACCCTAGACCTTCAGAAAAATATGGAGAACTCCGATGAGTGACCACTTAGCATTAGATCGAGCAGTAGATTTATCAGCATTACTGGATAAAGCTCCAGAAGAAAAAGCACAACAACTCCCTACTCCTTCAGGCTATCGCATCCTTTGCGCTATCCCAGAAGTAGAAAATGAGTATGACAATGGTCTATTAAAAGCAGATGAAACCATTAACTATGAAGAAAAACTGGCAACAGTACTATTCGTGGTCGAAATGGGGCCTGATTGCTATAAAGATGACAAAAGGTTCCCAAATGGACCATGGTGCCAAAAGGGTGATTTTGTAATTGTCAGACCAAACGCTGGAACACGCCTATTAATACATGGTCGTGAGTTCAGAATGATCAACGATGACGTCGTGGAAGCCGTAGTACAGGATCCACGGGGCATTACTCGTGCTTAAGGAGCTATAAATGGCTGAAAATAAGATGGAATTAGAAGAATTCGAGTTTCCTGATGAAGTAAAGGCTAAGCCTGAGACTGAATCTAGCGAAGAGTTCGAGATTGAGATTGAAAATGATGTGCCACCACAGGATCGCAACCGTAAAGCTGTAGATCCAGAGGTAGTTGAGGCTTTAGAAGAAGAAAATCTAGAGAAATTCAACAATGACCAAAACGCAGCCCTCAAGGAAGCGAAGAAAGTCTGGCATCAAGAGCGTCGTGAGAAGGAAGCGGCTATTCGTGAGCAACATGAAGCGATTAACCTAGCTAAAAAAGCGTTGGCTGAGAACAAAATGCTCAAAGAACGCCTTCATAACGGTGAAACTGTGTATGTTGATACAGTAAAAAATGCAGCACAGTCAGAATTAGAGTCAGCAAAGCAAGATTTCAAGTCTGCCTATGAATCTGGTGACGCTGATAAGCTATTAGAAGCCCAAGAACGCATGACAAATGCGAAGTTTCGGATGGATAAAGCAGAAAATTATCAACCACAGTTTAAAAAAGCTTCTCAAGAAGAACAATTTGATGTACAAATACAACAACCGCAAGTAAATGCGCCGGATCGTAAGGCTGTTGAATGGCAAAAGCAGAACGATTGGTTCGGATCCGATGAGGAAATGACCAGCTTGGCGCTTGGATTGCACGAAAAATTAGTACGTAATGGGATCCCGGCTGGATCTGATGACTACTACGAAAGCATTGATAAAACGATGCGAAAACGTTTTCCTGAGAATTTTGAAGGTGAACAAGAAGTAGAGACTGATGAACCCGCTAAGGTTAATCGGCCTAAAGCTAGTACGGTCGTCGCTCCGGCAACCAGAAGTACGTCTCCGAAAAAGATTCGTATTAGTAAAACCCAAGTCGCATTAGCGAAGAAACTGGGTTTAACCCCAGAGCAGTATGCCCGTGAACTAACTAAATTGGAGGCCCAAAATGGCTGAAGCAAGAATAAAACGTGATGTAGATACTAGAGCAACTTTTGAACGTCCTCAACAGTGGGCGCAACCTGAGTTACTTCCTGAGCCTGATAAAGAGGCTGGGTATTCATATCGCTGGGTACGTGTTGCAAACTTGAACACTGCTGATCCACGCAATCTTTCCGCTAAATTACGGGAAGGTTGGGAGCCAGTGCGCATAGAAGAACAACCCAAATTTCAACTGTTAGTTGATCCTCAAAGTCGTTTTAAAGACAACATTGAGATCGGCGGCTTGTTATTGTGTAAGACACCAACTGAGTTTGTAGAGCAGCGTAACGCTTATTACGCCAAGCAAAGCGCATCTCAGACTGATGCAGTAGACAATAACTTGATGCGTCAAAGCGACCCAAGGATGCCACTCTTTAAAGAGAACAAATCCACGACTAGCTTTGGCAAAGGTAACAATTAACTTTTTAACTTATTAGGAGAATTAAATGGCTTATCCAACCATTTCTGCTCCCTATGGTCTAGAAGCGATTAACCGTGTTGACTTTATGCCCTATGCTGGGGCTACACGTCAACTGCCGATTGCAAGTACTTATAATACTGCGATCTACAACGGCGACATCGTTATGGTCAAAGGTGGCAATATCATCAAGTCAACTGTAACTATTGACTCTACAACTGACAACACAGCAAACCTCACTTATGGTGTATTTGTTGGTGTTCAGTACGTTAACTCACAGCAACAGACTGTACAAGCTCAGTATTACCCAGGTAATGCTGCTGCTAGTTCTGCTGTAGCTTATATTGTTGACGATTCACAAGCAGCATTTAAAGTTGCTATTACTTTCTCTGGTAACACTACTGTAACTACAGCAAATTCATCTGTTGTTGGTACAAACCTGTCTATCCGTCAAGGTACTGGCTCTACTACTACAGGTAATTCCGGTTTATCCGTTATTGCTCCAGTAATTGGTAGTGGCAATGCAGCAGTTCTGCCTGTTCGTGTAGTAGCAGTAGTTCCAGAAACCGCAACTGGCACAAACGCCTTCACAGAAGTAATCGTGAAGTTGAATAACCCACAAATTCTGTTGGCTGCGGCCCAGAATTATGTCTAAAGGAGCTACTTAAATGGCTATTTCTCGTGCACAGCTCCTAAAAGAGCTACTCCCAGGACTCAATGCCTTGTTTGGACTTGAGTACGCTCGCTACGGCGAAGAACACAAAGAGATCTATGAAACAGAGACCTCTGAGCGTTCATTTGAAGAAGAAACAAAACTGTCAGGTTTCTCTGCAGCTCCTGTCAAAAACGAAGGCTCAGCCATCGCTTATGACAATGCTCAAGAAGCATGGACAGCTCGCTACAACCACGAAACTATCGCTCTTGGCTTTAGCTTGACTGAAGAAGCAATCGAAGACAACCTCTACGATTCTTTGTCAGCTCGCTACACTAAGTCTTTAGCTCGTGCTATGGCTTATACCAAGCAAGTTAAAGCTGCTGCTGTATTGAATAACGGCTTCACTACCGGTTACAACGGTGGCGATGGCGTTCCACTCTTCAGCGCATCACACCCATTGGTATCTGGCGGTACAAACAGCAACGTTCCATCTACTCCTGCTGACTTGAATGAGACTT